CTGTGCTGAGTAATGTTCCTGTGTTCTCACAAAGAACATAACAAAAATACATTGTTTTGTTGTCAGAACTCATACGCACATCAAATTGACTGCCACCAAATATAGCACGACCATACAACACAGGAATCTTTTGTTCTGTATCTGCTCTGGTCTGAATACGCACACCTGGATCCACAGCAGTTTTTGCTGGGCTATTGGTGGTGCCTCTGGTGGCATCATTGCTTTTGTTGATTGAATTTGTGACCTTGTTCAAGGCCACACCTGTCATCACAGTCTTTAATACATTGCTGCCAATATTATTTGAACCAAAGAAATTACTCACACCACCAATGATGCTGGAACCAAAATCTACTACATCGTCTAACCAACTCATATTTTGTCCTTTAATTCAATGCGGCCAATGTGCCTGCAGGAGCACCAAACTGAAAATTTGAATTCATCACAGTTGGCACACGACTCATTGACAGATCACCAGGTGTGGTGGCTTCTTGATCATACGGATTAGTTCTACGACCGCCAATCTTTTTCTTCAAGGTTGTGATAATACTCTGGCAGATAAAAGTAATTGAAAAAGTACTGGTGCGTGTGGCTGAATCCCACTCTTCTTCCATTGCGTAATTGAAAATCATTCCTGAAAACTTTGTGGCAGGATTGCCTGTAATGTTTAGTATTGTATTAGTGACAGGATCAAAAAATGCACGTCTAATTATTATTTCAGATCCTTTGGGATTGTTGTTTAGTATTTCAGCAACACTGCCTGCTGGAACGCCTGATATTGAAACACTTACCTGGCTTTCAGTGGCACGAACTTCTGATGCACTACTACTGATGCTCAACAGTTGTCCAATGTTTGAATATACATTGCCAAGCAAGGTATATGAATACGTGAGGTCACTAAATCTTAAAAAACCATAGTCCTCAATGTCTATTTGCACAAAGTATGCGGCCTGTATGGCTCTGTATGGAGCAAGATTTATAGAGGTGCTCACGCAATATACTCCTGGAATACAAAAGGTCCAGACCAACTGACCTGATTCTGTGCAAAGATGGTCCATTCAGGAAACTCCACACACAGAACCGTATAACTTTCATTTGTGCCTGGATTGACATTTCCATAATACCAAGGAAACGTGGCATAGGGAATTGAAATGGTTGCAGTCTGATAACGATCCAGGGCAGTAGCGGCAGCAATGTTTGCTTTGAGATCACTCCACTTTGGCCCGTCAGGATACTTCACAGTTATCTGTACTGGTTGAACACCTCTGGTGGTAGCACGAATCACGCCTGAGCGTGTTTGCGTTTGTGCTACTATTTGTTTTTTGTTTAGGCTGATTGATTCAGCCCCATTCACTATCCATTGAAAACTCATTATCTTCCTCCTGCCATTGATCTACGGCCTTGTTCAGTGAGTGCGTATATAAAACTTGGGTCACTGGCCAGTAGTTGTTGGAAACTGCGAGCATCAACGGCTTGAATGTTGTACGTGACATTGGTGCTGCCACTCATTGGAGTTATTGAAGCAGGGCCGCCTATGAATTCTGGACCACGCTCACCTACCACACCAAACTTGCCTGATGGGATATTGCCACCATTGGCAAAGAAGCCACCAAAGAAGTCGCCAATGCCTGACGTGATTGAGTCCAGGAAACCGCCTCCTGAATCACCACCAAACAGACTACCAATGCTATCAACAATACCACCGCCAAAGCCTCCACCGCTTGAAGTGCTGGGTGCTGATGCACCACCGCCAAACAAGCCGCCAATGCTCTTGGCTATGCCACCTACTGCATCACCTATACCACCAAACACACTGCCCACAGCGTCTTTGACGCCACCAAATATGTTGCCAATGGTGCCCATTATGCCACCACCCTGTTGCTGGTCCTTGTGTGGTTGCACACCGCCAAATATGCTACCAACACCACCACCGCCACCTCCTGATATGTCCATCACGTACATTGGGTTGTTGGCACTGGACCCAATTTCGCCACCGCCACCTAAGGCTCCAAATATGCCACCAAACAAGTCACTGATGCTGCCACCTGAACTTGAGAATGGGTTTGGCATTTGCATAATACTGGCCATTGTTTGTTTGATCTGACTGCGAAGTAGTTCTTCCAGCATTGAATCAACAAAACTCTTCCATTCAAACTTGCCTGTCTTGGCAAAATCCACAATGAGATCTTCAATGCCAGACGTGAATTTCTCAAACATTCTTTCGCCTGTTTTGGCAGCATTGGTAGCATCTTCAATGTATCGCTTGAATGCACTGTTCCATCCTGTGCTGAATGTTCTTGAACTGTCGTACAGTTTCTTCTGTGCCTTGACCAGTTCTTCTGTGCCTTTCCTGGCTTTGTTGTAGTAGTCCTGTTTTTCTGAATCGTCCAGGACCTGTTTTGTGCCTGCAATGGCACTGCGACGATCTTCTTCTGCACGGATAGCAGCCTTGGCTGAATCATCTGCGGCACGGGTAATGTCACGATAGGCTTTTTCAATACCCAGCAATCCAACATCTGCTGTTTCTCTTTGTATGGCCAGCAGTTTGTCTTGCAGGTCGTATTCACTCTTGAGACCAAACAATCGTATGTTTTCAGTCTTGGCAAACTTTTCTCTGGCATCTGCCAACTGGTTGGTAGCATCTGTGACTGCTGACAATTGGCTCTTTGAAATCTCAAAGATCTTGTTCTTTTCTTCTTCAGAGAGTTTGACTCCACGACTGGCTTCCAGACTACGGATTTCTGCTCTTGCTCGTTCATCAGCGGCAAATGCAATATCCATTTGCTGTTTGGCTTGATCACCAAGACCAATCTGTGCAAGGTCTTTTTGTATTCTTGCAAGGTCATCAAATGCCTGCTGTTGTTCTTTTATGCCGTATAACTCTAACTCGTACGCTGCCTTTTTCAGAGCACTACCTCTGATGGCTTCTTCAACTTCAAGACTCTTGGCTTTTCTAAGTATTTCAATGGCAGCAATCTGTGCCATATAAGTTGGTGTGAGTTGATCTTTCTCAACACCTTGCAACTTGGACATTTCTTTTTGCAAGTCTGCTGTCTTGTCTGCGGCTTCTTTGGTTATGCTGGCCACAGCAGTCATTATTTCTCGTTGTGTTTCACTCTTGCCAATGAGATTGCCTTGCAGACGAATCTGAGCAATCTGACTATCCAGTTGTTCTTTGAAGTCTTGTGTGGTCTGACGAATGGTCTGTCGTTTAACGTCAAGACCCTTTTGCAACTCCTTTAGATTGGCTGCTTCTCTCTCCGCCAGTTCTGCTCGCTTCTTCTCAGCCTCTAATTGTAATTTGCCATCACCACGACCAGCACCTGCTGTGCTTTTGCCAGGTTCTGGTGCTTTGGGTTGTCTGCCTTGCAGGCCAATGAACTCTTTGAATGCATAATACGCATCTGCTACCTTGGTCAAGAACAAGTCAATAGGATCAATGTTAAAGGCCAATTTGATACCTTCATTCACCAGCAGTAGAGCACTTACTACTGCTCCAACCAGGGGAATCATACGAGAAAAGCCCAGGACGGCAGCACCAATTCCCAAGGTCAGGTGAGGTAGTCTCTTGGTAGCAAGGATCTCAACAGTTGTGCTTAGGCTTTTGAACACAGCACCAATGCTGCCTGTGCTCATTGCGGCTGTCAATGCCTTCCAGGCATAACCCATCTGCGACGTGAATATGGTAAAAGTTTTGCCCAGACTTGTGGCAGCGGCAGCAACTCCTGACAGACCAATCTTGAAACTTGCATAAAAGCCAGCACCAGCGGCAATGGCATAACCCAACACACCGCTGATGGCCTTGAATGCTGTGACCAGAGACGTGATTGCCACAGCGGCACCGCCAATCTTGACCACAGCAGCCACAAATGCTTCTATCTGTTCAGGCTTGAGTGCATTCACAAACTCTATCAAGGGTGCCAAGGCCTTTAGTACTTCCAATTTGAATTTACTAAATGCCATTCCAAGTTTGTCTTGCAGTTCAGCACCACGCTTGATGTCCTCAGCGTATTTTCTGCCTGCTTCAGTTAGACGGCCGTATTGGTCGTACAGACTTTTTAGATCAACACCACGAAGTGTTTTGCCAAACAACTCACTGCTGATTCTGTTGCGTTTGGTCACATCGTCAAGTTCGCTTAGACGCTTGAGTGTGAGATCAAATAGGCCTTGTGAGTCTAACCTGGCAAGATCATTTAGAGTGATACCAAGGTCGTGGAAACTATTTTGTGCGTTGAGGCTGCCATTGAGTGCATCGCCCAGTGTGAGACCAAACTTGGCTATGGCACTTTGTGCTTTTTCGCTGTTGCCGCCTAACTGGCTTACTGCGTTTCCAAAGCCCAGCACATTGGCAATGCCTATTTCTGTAGCGTCGCTGATGTCTGCAATGGCATCTGCATAACTCAAGGCACTTTGTATGGCAGCACCAAACGCAATGCCAGCAATGGCACCTTGCAGGCGACTGAATACTGCACTGGTCTTGGCCACACTGGCCTGTATTCTGTTTAGTGCAGGGCTTACGGTTTCTTCAGCACCTATCTTGTACGTGATGTCATTGGCCATTTTATTTCCTCATAATCCTTTTGATCAAGGCTGCAATAAATCTGTCAGTGGGCTCGCTCATACCTTTGGGTGCTTGCTTGCTTGAACCTTCATTCAGTCTTGTGGCGTACGGGTACGTGGCTTTGATTGTGTCACCTTGAAGGCTGGTATTACGCCGTGCGTTGCCGCTACGCACAGGCGTCTGTGATTCCCAGTATTTGTAAGCCTTGCCAGGAACTTGACTCAGTTCCTTTTGTATTCGCTTTAGGCTGGGTGTCAAGTTGTTCTTGACTGTCAAGGTGCTCTTCATCTTTTTTTGACCCTTTTAACCATTTCTTGTAGGGTATTTAGTGGTATATTGGGTGCGGTGGGCGGCAGCCCTTTGCGTTTGTTGTCAGCCTTGTCTTGTTCATAACGGTTGTAGGCCAGCACAACATCCATCACCATAAAATCCAGGGTGTCAGCCGTGGCTAACACTTGGCTTGGCAGCAAATGATATCGCGTGGCCAGGTTGTCTAAAACTAAACAACGCCGCAGGTCCTCACTGTCAGGATCTAACTGGGCGTTTATTACTTTCCCAGGCTTTCCACCACGCTGACGATCACACGCATCAGAACCTTGGTAGGTAGGCTTTCTTCGCCTGTGAGCACTTGGCTTCCATCTTCATTGAGAATCAATTCACGCACGGCTTCAATCACTGAGGCTGTGTTGCTTTGATCAATGGCAGCCAGTTTCAAGAACACATCCATAGGCTGGCGGTCCCAGGTCCAGAATGTGAGTGCTTCACCAAATTCCGCAACAATGTCTTCATCGTTGATGGTGACTTCAATAAGGCGGGGTTTTTTTGCAATTTCTGAGAGTTTCATCTTTAGTCCTTTTGTCTGTTGATCAGTTGGTTTATTGCCGCAATGGCAAAGGTCATACGGCCGTTGGCTTTCTGAATGTCTCCAGAGGCACAGCGTATTTCATTGGTGGATTTGGCTATTTCAGCCAGGATACTTTCCAGGATGGCCTGGTCAGATTTGTTTTCAAGAATATCCATAAGTCTTTTATCTATAAATCAAGAACGAACAGGGCTTGTGACCCTGTTCTTTCTATACTAACAATTACAACGAGACGCCGTAATCGCCAGTCACAGTCAATGTGACAGGTGATACCCACACAGGTGAGTCAGCACTAACAGTGGGTGCCAAGCCAGTCACGTAAGCATTGCCTGTGATGGTTGGTCCTGTTGCACCGCTGGAAGTGTCACCCATATAGAGACTGAACCCAACCAAGGTTTTGTTCTTGCTCAATTGGAACACACCTTGTGCGGCAGCACTGGTAGTAGAGGCAGCATTAGCAGTAGTGCCAAAGAATGTTTCTTCATCAAGAACACAATTCATTGCCAAACTGTTGGTTGCTGTGGTTGCCACTTGCTGTTTAGAGCCAGAGTCAAGTTGAGTCCAGGTGAATACATCATTACTATTGTTGATAGTGATGTCCTGAAGTGCTGGCATTGCCAAAGGTCCTGTTGCAGCCGCTACTGTAAGAGTAAGGGTTGCTTGGACATTGGCTACGCCTGGGGCTGGATAGATATAAGCCATTGCGATTTTCCTTTAATTTATTTTCATTTCCGTAAAACGGAATTCAAATTCTGTCAGCATTGCATCAGCCAGGAAAGAAGTTGAGATATCACATTCACGACTGACAACGCCAGCGATTTCTGTAGTATCTTTCACGTTCCTTACGCCTGACACAAGACTATCATAGTTTGAGGGCTTGAGTTTTGCGTCTATATAGACATACGCATTGATGGTTGTGACTTTGCGAGCAAAGATCCCAGCATCCAATGTATTCAAGAGATTGCTCTCCTTAGAGTTTGGCTCACTGACATAGAACACCTTGAAGTTTTTCTCATACAAGGGTTGTCCTGATGCGGTCCAAGGCAGTTCGCTGGACACAGCGAATGTGCCCAGGGTCAATGCTGAAATGCCGTCAATGATGGCTTGTCTCATCTGCGTCTCACCAGGTTAGTGACAAACGGATACATCTCTGATTCTAATATGGTTCCATTATTACTGAAATCATACCAGTCACCAGCGACTATTAGTTCGTCAAAAAGTGTGCGATACTTGTCGTCGTAGAATCCCAGTTTTTGTCTTTCCGCTGAATCAGGATTTCCAAAGTCTGCCACTTTTGCCAGCAGATATTCAGACAGGGTGTGATATACACAGAGGTCTGTGAAATCACCTTGTCTTGCCTGAATCAGAAACGGATCCAACGCGGGAACTGAAATTGATTGACCTATTACCACATTCGCAAGACTTCCGCTTTGACGAATGTAATAACTCTTCCACCAAGTGCTTGAACGAAATGCGTCCAGGATCCTGGTGGTTGAGCGGATCAATGAATCTTCTACAACATCTTGAGTCAAGCCTTCATTGGCACTGAACAGGCGACTGTCCTTTGCCACAACGTCATCATAATCAGCAAAACTGAAAAATGTACTGCCTTGAGTAATGAAAGCCATAGTCTTCGTATCCTATTAGGTCAATGAAGAGTCAAACTTCAAGTGGCGACCGTAGCCGTCTTGAATTTCACCCACGCCATAATATGCTGAGCAAACAATGTCGTCACCCAGGAAGGCAGCACGGCGTTGTGTCTCAATAGAGATATCGCCAATCATACCAAGACCCAGAGCGTCGCGGTGGAACACAGCACCTGGGAAGTCGCCAGGGTTGGTCACTGCGGCGATGTTGCTGGTTTCATAGATTGGAATACCAGCCAACATACCCACATAGCCCATACGCATTGCTTCATTGCCAACATCACCATAAACACCACCCAATGCGAATGGAGTATTACCGCTTGTGGTCAATGCTGCCTTCAAGTCATACGCGATTTCTGGGTGCAATACGCAAACCATTCCTTCTGAAGGAACAGCATTGGCTTTGAGTGTAGCAACTGCTTTGAAGATATCAGAGGGTGTGATAACTGCTGTGTAGTTGCCATAACCTGCGGCAAAACCTGCGAACAATGCTGTCAAGTCTGAATCCATCTTGCGAGCAACGGCTTCACCAAACAGTTTGCCCAAGTCAGCCACAACATTAGAAGCGGCACTTGTGCGAGCCAAGTCAGTCAGCAATGTGCGGATAGCAACGGTGCTCACAGTTAGTTGTGCTGTGTTGGTGCTAACTGCTGTGTTAGGCACTTCATCACCTTCTGTCACAGCGGCTGCTGTCTGCAGTGGGTAAATTGGCACATTTACGTTTTTACCTTGACCAGCGGCCAGGGTGTAGTTTTTTACCAAGCCACGCATAATGGAACGCTCGCTTGCGACGAACATTGCTTCTTGGATGATCTCTGGTAAGAGATCGTTTAGAGTTGTAGTTGTTGAACCAGCCATTTAATATTCTCCTTGAATTAGGCTAAACCAGCAGTCTTGCGATATTCCGCATAGACCTTACGGTGTTCTGGATTTTTAAGATCCAGTTTTGCTATATCCACCTTTTGAGGTGAGCCGTTTGATATGTTGGAGCGTCCATTAGTAGTTGCTGGCGTTGCTGCCACAAAGTGTGGATTGGCACTTAGAAAGTCTTGCACAAGATCTTCCACGCCCCACGCTTGTCCTTTGTCGTTATAACGAACTGAACCAGTTGAGTCAATGACTTCAACTTCACCTTCAGCATTCATTCTAACTTGACTCTTCAACAGCGATTTAACTTGTTCTGGATTGACAGAACGCAGTCTGCTTGCTGTGCTGAGTAGCGGTGCATCTACTTTGTATTCCTGTATCACACGGTCCCGCTTGAGTATTTCAGCGTCTTTCTTGGAAGCCAAGTCCTGTAGAATCTTTTCAAACTCTCCACGTTTAACTTGTTCTTCTTGTTGTTTCTGTTCCCAACTTGATTTGATTGTGCGTAGTTCCTCAATGTCGCCCAGGTCTTCGTAAGGCTTTGCAACCTTCTTCTGAACTGATGCCTTCATCTTGGCCATTGCATCGTCAAACTCCTGTTGAGAGTATGTTCGCTGAGTGTTCCCTGCGGATTCCTGACTTGTTTGAGGGGCTGGAGCGTCAGTTGCTCCTGTTGCTGCCAATGATTCAGAGTTCATTGTAATCTCTACCTACCTTTCGTAGTTGTGGTAATGTTATTTACCGTTTGTGTTTGGCCTTGCGACCTTTACTTGCTGAGTTTGCGAACCAGTGCTGGCCTATTGGCCTTGATGGCTTGGTCTTCTGCAATGTTCAACGCAACGGCTGTGTCTCTTGCTCGTGACTGCGTGGGATACGCTTTCATAAGGCTGCTGATGTTCTTGTTGATTGAAGTTTCTGTAAAACCTCTAATGACTCGTTTGCTGTCTTTCATATCAATATCCTCTTCCTGGTGGTTTGGGTGGTTTGGGTCGCTTCTTGTTCTTTTCAGTCCTGGACCCTCTTGCTGGTAATGCTCTCATAAGAACTCCTTAGTTGTTGTTTCTTGCGGCGTCAGCAGCCGCTGTCACAATGTCTTCTACCGTGATGCCTGGCAATGCTGTGATGATGTCAGCATTGGTCATACCTGTCATTATCATTTGCTGAATGTCTGCTTTGATCTCAGCAGTCATCACGCTGGAATCTTCTTCATAACTTTCCCACTTGGCACACCAGAACACAGCACGAACAGGTGCATCAAACTTGGTGCAATACAATTCACCTGGCTTGTAGTATTCGCAGTTGCCGCAGTTCTGACCAGGTGGCACATCTGGGTTGGTGGCCAATTGGTACGCGGCTGGCAATGATGCAGGGATTGCTTCACCGTCAGGGTATGTTCTGCCAGTTTGTGGATTGGGATCAATAAACGGCAAGCGTGTGTATTCTTCATCCATCAGTTCCAGTAGATGTTCATCAATCACTCTCAACATCACAGGGTCAGTTGCGGCTGATTTGGCAGTG